GCATTTGAATATCTCCGATTAGGTCACTTCACGCCCAGAAACGCGAATGTTGATGGCGCTGGCAGTGCCTGCAATTGTACTGATAAAGTCACTGACACCAAGCACTTGGCCAACAAGTTCAGGAAACGTATAAACTTCAGATGCCTGAAGTGTTTTGGTTTTGGTAATCAAGTTGGTGTTGCCAGCCGATCCAGCCGATGTGACCAAATTTACGCTGATCGTCGCTGCTGTGGCGCTGATGTTGGTAGCTGTAAATTTGTCAATAATTGCGGTAACGCCAGTCGCTGTGTACTGGGTTGTTTGAGCGTTTTCGGTAAATTTAGCCGGTACGAGAACTTTAACTGTGACAGTCATGGTTTACTCCAAAAGTAGGATGTTGTTTGGCACGTATTGTGTTATTAGCCAATTAGAGCCGTCAGACACAAGTGTCGCAGAATCTCCGGTACTTGCCAAGAGAATTGAAGTGGCCGCCGCCCCACCCGCCAAAGGAACTACGTTGCTTGACGCTGACACCACTGCCTGCGCTTGATAATTTTGAAAATGCAATACTCTACCAGAATAAGATGACGCAGTAGGTAGCGTTGTCGTGCAGGTCGAACCGGATTTATTGTTGACCAGCCAAAGATCAGTAGCCGCAACCGTAAAATCAGCCGTTTTGGTAACCGGCGCGGAAACAGCTTGTTTGTTGTTAAATGTGTTCCAATCCGTGCTACTTAAATAACCATTAGTTGATGTGGTAGATTGTGTAATACTGAGTGTGCCAGCTGAGTACGCCAAAGGCGCGCTAACACTAGCAGCCGCAAGTGCCGTGCCGTTGCCGTACAAAAGGCCAGTAATGCTGGTAGTCAGCGTAATTGCAGGCGTTGTAGTGGCAGTAGCTACAGTACCTGCAAAACCGTTTGCAGACACTACAGACACGGTGGTGACCGTGCCCGAACCTTTGTTGTTAAAGGTAGACCAGTCTGTAGAAGTTAAATAACCGTTTGCACTGGCACTGGCCGCCGCCATGCTAATGGCAGGTGTTGCGCCGCCTGACGAAACCACTGGCGCAGTACCGGTAACTGAAGTTACGGTACCCGAGCCTTTGCCGTTAAATGTATTCCAATCAGTGCTAGTCAAATAACCACTAACAGAAGTAGAAGCGGCAGCCATGCTAATAGCTGGTGTTGTGCCGCCAGAAGATACAACAGGCGCTGTGCCCGTCACCGAAGTAACGTAAGTGCCTGCAGGTTGTTTACCGTTAAACGTAGTCCAATCAGCAGATGTAAGATAGCCATTCACTGATGCGCTAGCTGCGGGCATACTGATAGCAGGCGTAGTACCACCGCTAGATACGACAGGTGATGTACCGGTTACGGAAGTAACATAAGACAGAGAGGGAATGTCAGCGGCCACCAAAGCCCTGAACGTGGGCGCAGCAGCAGCGCCTGATGTGGGGCCAGCCAAGACGTAATTGGCAGTCTTGGCGGCGTAAGGATTTACAGTGTCCCCGTAGGCGGCGTTGATACTAATATTTGGGGTAAACCCGCCTGAAGACGCAATAGGCGCGGTGGCTGTTACCGAAGTAATTGTGCCGCCAGAACCTGTGGCGCTTAAAACGCCAGCTACAAAACTAACGCCCGATCCAGTTGAAACGTTGCTAAAACCACCAGAACCGTTACCGTACAAAATAGAAGCGCCGCTAGTGGCTGGCGCTTTATTATTAAACGTATTCCAATCGGTTGATGTCAGGTAACCGTCAGTTGATGTATTGGCCGCAGCCATACTGATGTTGGGGGAAATGCCGCCAGTTGACACCACAGGCGCTGTGCCCGTTACTGCTATTACTGTTCCTTGTGTCGGCGGTGGCAAAAGATTGAGCGCGTCAAGTTGCTTTTGCATCTCGGCTATTTGCGACAACAAGCCAGTCGCATAGTTGGCCAAACCCGCAGCTTCGATTTGTTTAGTTAACTCAGCGCTCAAATCAACGGGCAACGGCTGCGTGTCAACGTTTTGCGCTAGCGCTTGCAAAGCCGCATCGTAAGACGAAATTAAAGACTCAGGACTTGGGCCAAGATCGCCGTCATACACCAGTGTGGCCGCATTGATTAGCGAGATAAAAAACATGTACCATGCACGGTCAATCAAGCCCGTGCGTGGGTCCATCAACGGCACTCGCGGCGGCGTGATTGGTGTTGGCGTGGCGTTAGGACTAAGCATTGGTTGGAGTTAAAACAAGTTCCGCGCCCATGATCGCAATCTTAATTGGGTCCGTGCCCGACACTTCGTAAACGCGGTCCCGAAGTTTGACTGTCATGCCCAGCCTGCGCCAGATTGTGCGGTAGAAATACTGCCCGACAGCCCCCATGCCTTTCCAATGCTCATTAGACCAAGTGTGGCCCCCATCATCCGACCAACGTAGCATAACGCTTGGTTGGGGATTTACGTTATCACCAACTTGATCAATCAAATATATACCTGATTCAGTCAATAAAGACAAAGCAGTTTCAGACGTTATGAAAACATCATCAAGCCCTGTAACGTCAACATTGACTGCCGGTAAATACGCGCCAGTTTGAGCGTCAAGTTGGAGGCTGTGTTGGGCTGTACGGTGTAAATTGTTTGTTCCTTGAGGCAAAGCACGCCAAGAACGCAGCCACTTTTGAATCTGACCATTGTCCGAATAGTTATCTAAATCAAACGCATAGATGTTGCCGTTTTGAAAATCACCAACAACAATCTTGTTTTGAAACGCCATTTGGCAATTTGATTGATGGCGGGTAAATTGACCGTCAACAAAACTAGCACGTTCATGCCAGGCTTGGGTTGCCGCATCGTAGACCCAAGTGGTGTTGGCGCTTGGAAAAATCAGCACATAAAAGCTGTGGCCATCTTGCTGGTATGTGTAGCCAATAGCATCCGACATATCAGCATATTGCTGAATTTGCCATTCCACTGCATGGGTGGATATGCGCACACCGGCGTAGCCATTTGCACGATAAACAATACCTTGGCCACGGCGGTCGCGGCCAAGCCAAAACAAACCGTTGTCCATTTTGGCTACCGAATACGGGGCGGCGCAACCTAGTTCATTAAAAGCGCCTTGAATGCGTTGTAGGGGAAAACCCGTACCGCCAACGTCGTACCAAACTTCAATTGAGTTTGTGCCAAAAGCCCACACTTCACGGAAGTTGGACGCAACAGCTATTAACCCATCGGGAGAACCCTCAGTGCTGGCAAAATCAAGTGCGTTGATGTTTGTGCCATCAAGAATAGCAGTGACCCACATCAACTGACTGTTTGGTTGGATAAACACAAAATAACCATCTAAATAGCAGACAGTCACAGCACCTGGAAAATCAGGGTCTGTGATAGCCCCAAACACGCCTGTAGTGTTGTTGTATATGTAGCTGGGGCCATTTGCCGCAATAAACAATTGCGTGCCGTTGTCAGCCATGCTGACAGGACCAGCGCCGCTTACTGTACCAAGTAATGTGGCTGTATAGGCATTGTTGATTTTGTAGAGTTCGTTACCCGACACAACAAAAGCAACGCCGTCGTTGGACGAAAACGCCCACAGACCACGGATTGGGCCAACGCCAATCGTGTTGAGCAATTTTAAACCTGGCGCCCGTTGCAAAAATGCAGGCTCTTTTCCCGCCTCGGGGACAATCTCGGGAAACAGGTTGACCATTCTGGCGTCCGCAGCATTGACGCTGCGTGCCACATATGATGAACCAAGAATCGGCGTCTTCATCAGTAGTTACCCGCATACACGTTGAAACGCTGGCGGTTGGCAACCAATGAATACGGCATGGCCATCACATCGTCAGGATTGTTGATGCGCTTTAGATTACGCTTGCTGGTCATAGCAATACGCTGAACTTGTGGGCTTGGTTCAACGCCAAACTCAGGTGCAATTTCCATCGCCAAACCATACGTGAACGCACGCAAATATCCTGGTGGATAGAACATAGCTGTGTTCAATGTAGCAGGCTGATCCAACTCTTGCACGCTAATGAAGTGCCATTCCAAGTCCTGTGTAGGACGAGGATAGACCGTCATTTGAATGTTGGGGTATTCCATGTTGATCCACATCACTTGTGGATATGTGGATGTCACCGTTTTAACCGCAATACCATCGTACTGTTGCTGGTTGATAAACTTGATGCCGTATGACACGCCGTTGGGCGCTTTGAAATATGTAGCATCATCTAGCAAAACAGGCCGCACGCCGTCAAAACCACCTATGCTGGCACCGCTGGGGCCAAGATGGCGTTGGATCTCGCCAGCAGGCCAAATAAACGTTTGATCGATGGTGTTAAATATGGATAATCGCTCGGTGTTCCACGAGTCGATCATTTGGTTTAGCGCGACCAGGCAATCGTTGGCTGTTTCCACGGAAGGTAATTCACCCTCGGCCAGCATACCGATCAGGCGCAGCGCCCGATTTATTTGATCACCAGCGGTGTACGTGGCCATGCTCAGACTCCTTCAGTTTCACCTTTGCGGGTGTATTTGCGCTTTACAACAAGTGTGTTGGCCGCTTCTTCAGAGTCTGAAGGC